CGGCTTCAAAGATTGATCTTGGTGGACTTGCTGGTGACGAGGTTGTTGGTCTTGGAATTGTTTTTGAGGCGTGTCAGGCACCATTGAAGAAGATGCTTGAAAATGCGGGTGTTAAAGGCGATGAAGTTTTTTCTGCTGTTTTTTCTGCGGAAGGGAATAGTGGATACAACTTAAAGACAGGAAAGCATGTTGATATGGTTGATGATAAGATAATTGATCCTACTAAGGTTGTGCGTGCTGCATTGGAAAATTCAGCAAGTGTAGCTGCTCAGTTAATTAATAGTAGTGTGTTGTTGATTGAGATGAAACCGAAGGAATAGTTTAAGTGTTAGTTTGTTGGGAAGGCACCGTTAATTAATTTTGGCGGTGTTTTTTTTGCTACTTTAAATAATGGAGCGTAATTATGTGATATATTTGTTTTGAAGAATATAAAACTCTAAACACAAAAAAACATGGCAACTAATAGATCAAAAATAGTATCCTTAACAACTTATGGCTCTAATAAGCCATTTACGGTTAGTTCTGTAGATATTATATCTTTTCAAAAGATTGGCGCAGATGATACTACTATTACTTATAGTTCAAATCGCGGAACAACACAAACTACCGTGAGGGTTACTGAGGCTGTTGCCGCTGTAGAGACTGCATGTATAAGTAATCTTATTGGTATTATGATTCCAATAACTTTAGCTAATAGTGTTGATCTTTATTTGAACATAGACAGAATAATTTATGTTGATGTTTTATCTGATTCTGCTCCTTTGGTAGCTCGTGTTACGTATGATGCAGGTTTGGCTTCACCGGAACAATGGGACGCTTCAACTCCTACAGCTTCTGCTCTTGTTGCGTTGACTGATAATTTATTAGATGTTACTACGCAGGGTACTGTTGCTATTCCTTCTCGTACTAGATATATTAACAACTTGTTTATCGGAAATATTGTTGTTGCAACTGGAGGTTCAAAAGTTTTTTACGATGAGAAATCTACAGAGTTTGTTAACATTGAGGTGACTGAGAGTGTTGCTACATTAAAGGCTGCAGTTAACGCACTGTAGTATATACGTTTTTTTAAAGGGGAGGATGGGCTTGCAGAAATGAGAGTCCATCCTTTTTTGTTACAAAATTGATACAAAATGAAAATTGGGTTGATATAATGTTATATTTGATTATTCAAATTAAATTAAATTCAATTCAATGATTCGACCTGATTTCTCAAAAATTAAGAACAAGTCTGTTCGAGAATCTGTTATCGCTTATGTCGATAATTTAGAGGCTCAGTTTAAATCTCCATATTTTGAATCCTTTTTAACTTTAAAGAAGATTGTTGATGCCGGTAATTCCCAGGTTAAGGATACCGAGTTTGATATATTTTCTGATGAGGGGAAGGTTAAACTCAAGAAGGCTAGTGAGTTTTCTTCGAAGCTTTCAGGGCTACTTTCTGATATGGATGACATGAGGGATAAGATGGGGCCGAAGGATCTGGAGGAGTTGGATGTAGTTATTGAGAAGTTGTCTAGGGGGGCTAAGACGGGTCTTGCGGAGAAGATGGCTGTAAAGGGTGCTGAATAATATCTATGGATAAAATTCATTTATATAAGGATTTATATTTTACTTTGCCTAAGCAGCCGCCTAAGCATGAAATTCAAGGTTCAGGTTTTATCAAAAAGAATCAGAGGTGGAGGCGAACGGAGCTTCCTGAAGGTTGGGATGATATCGTTGCAGAGCTTGAGGCTTTGGATGGTGAGATTGAGAAGCTTGAGGAGGAATTGGATAAGAAGGAGAAGAAGATTGAATCGTCTTTTCGGTCAGGAAAGATTATAAAAAGGGCTACCCTAAACCCGCTAATTGAGGCTATAAATCAGCGAATATTAAGATATGATGAAGTTTATAAGCCTGTTGAGGTTTATGCTTTTGAGGAGGATAGAAAGTGTACAGAGGGTGTTTGGTTCTCTAATAACGGAATTCCTACCTATGTTACCGGAGATCATTATCATTACCTAAACTGGTTTAAGTTAGATGTTGGGTATCCTCAATACAGGGATAGGGATAAGCGGTGGTTTTATCATTGGTATTTGTGTGATAATGACCCTAATTGTTTGGGTCAGGATTATGGTAAGCTTCGTCGTGATGGGTATTCTTTTCGTGTTATGTCTGTTATTTATAATAGGGCAAGAAAAACGAAGAACTCTAAGTATGGATTGATTTCCAAAACTCAGCTGGATTCTGATGAGATGTTTGCTAAGGGTATTGATGCCTTTATGGAGTACCCGTTGTTTTTTAAGCCTCAGGTTTATTCTGCGGAGGATGTTAAAAAGAAAATACAATTTAAGACTCCACAGCAAAGGGTAACATACAAGACTAGAAAAACTAAAAAAGAGGTTAGTTTAAATACTGATATAGAGTCTTTTCCTACGAGAGAGAATGCGATGGATAGTTCTAAGCGGAAGATTATTTCTGCTGATGAATCTGGTAAGTGGCCTACAGGGGTTAGTGTTGAGAAGTGGTTCAGTATTGCTAAGAAGTGCTGTATGTTGGGGGCTAATATTATTGGAAAGGTTTTGATGGGTTCTACTGTCAATGAGTCCTCTTCTGGTGGAGCTGAGTTCCAGAGTTTATGGGAGGTTTCGGATCACACTAACTTGACTAAGAATGGTAGAACTGCTAGTGGTTTGTGGAGGTATTTTGTTGATTCTGCTGACGGAATGGAGGGTTTTATTGATGAGTATGGTATGAGCGTTATTGAGACTCCTGCCGAGCCTGTTATGGGGATAGATGGCTCAATGATTACTATGGGTGCTGCGGAATATCTTGATAATGAGTTTGATGGCCTTAAAAAGTCGGGTAAGATGGTTCAATATTGGGAGGCAAGAAGGCAAAGTCCTCGTGATGAGGATGATATGTTTTTAAGTGCTGCTAATGAGGATACTCCTTGGGATATAGATAAGATTCACCAGCAGCTAGAGCATAATGCTGTTGTGTCTGTTGATCGTGAAGTTGTTCATGGGTATTTTGAGTGGGCCCATGGTAATCGAGATTGCGGTATTGTTAATTGGATGCAGGTTCCTAAGGAGAGTCATTTGGCAAAGCATTCGTTTGTGTGGTTTCCTGACCCTGCAAAAAGGAATATGTCTATTCTGAAGATGGGGAAAAAGGCTCCTGCAAATTCTCATATTGGAATGTTTACGTTAGATCCTTATTCTGCTGTTGCAACTACTGATGGTCGGCAATCGAAGGCAGCTTCCCATGCATTTAAGAAGTTTGATTTTACTGCACCAAGAAATAGGAGTGAGGTGTATATTGGAGAGTATTGGAATCGTTTACGTGACCCTTTATTGGTGTATGAGGATATGATTATGCAGTCTGTGTATTTTGGCTGGCCCTTGATGCCGGAAAGGAATGTTCGTACTTGTAATGATTATTTTCGAAATAGGGGGTACGATAAATATTTAATGGATGCTCCTTTTATGTCTGAGGAGGATTATCTTAAAAATAAGAATAAATATCAGGATGCGGGTATTGCTAATACTACAGGTAAAACTAGATATCAGCTGGTTGAGTATTTGGCTAGTTATATTGCAAATCATGTTGGCGTGAATGAGCAAACGGGAGAGATGGGGTATATGCCTTTTGATAATACCTTGAAGGATTGGTTGAAGTTTGATATTGCAAAGTGGACTCCTTTTGATTTAACTGTAAGTTCGATGTTGGCACCAACTGCCATACGGGGGTATACTCCTAATAAGAAAAAAATAAAAAAGATAAGCTTATTTCCTCAATGGCAAGTGCAGAATGGTGTTAAGGTGAGGATTGCATAAATTGCTACAATACCTATTTTAAATAGAGTTACTAATTATATTTGTTTTAAATCTTTTACTTAATGGCTACTGACGTATCAAAGAAGTATAATGCTTTTCCTTCTGATTTTGCTCCTTTATCTGAAAAAAAGGAGGACGCTTATGGTCTGGAATATGTCCAGGCTATATATGCTACACATCTTACTGATAGTCCATCAGGGGGTTCTCGCACCTTAGAGTACATTGAGAATAGAGAGTTTGCTGAGGGAACTTATGATACTGATATCTATAATCCTAGAACGGATATGGAGGGTGAGGCATCATTCTTAAATATTGATCGTTCTGCTATAAATCGTATCCCTACTGTTGTGAATAACATGGTGGGTAAAATGACTAAGAAGTTTTATCGTTTTCAGTGTAATCCAACGGATGTATTGTCTCGTTCAAAGTATGATGATGAGCGTGATAGAATGAGGGCTGACAGATTCTTGAAGCAGAAATCAGATGAGTCAGAGGCCTTAACCGGTGTCCCTTTGGTTCAAAAGGGAGCGTTTATTGCTGCTGATGATGAGGAGGCTGAGATTCATTTACAGATGAATTTTAAGCTTGATGAGTCTGTTGCTATGGAGCTTGCGATGGAGTGGATCTTGGAGAATAATAATTTCGATACTGTTTCTTTGCCTCAGTTATATAGAGATATTTTTACTGATAAAAAGACTGCAATATACAGATATTATGATGAGAATAAGAATATTCGCATTAAGCGTTGGGACCATTTAAAGTTAGTTCTTCCGTATAGTGTTCATGATGATTTTCATGATGTTCCTTATCAGGCGTTACTGCCGACTTATACTATTGGGGCTATAGCTAAGCTTAATCCTAATTTTACGGATGAGGAGTTATATGAGATAGCTAAGAATAATGCTGGAGAGAATAATAATGACCAATGGGACGCTGAAACATGGTTTAATAACTACGGAGATTATAATCGTGAGTTTGGTTCTATGGCTGGTCGTCAATTTCAAAATTTTAATATCCGCGTAGTTAATTTCTATTTTAAGAGTCCATTGAGCACGACAAAAACTGTTAAGGTGAGTAAGTCGGGTCGTACAAGGCTTGAGGAGAAGGAAAATGGTTATGTAAGTGAAAAGGGTAATGAGGTGATAAATAAGCGTAGGATTGTACGTTTCGAAGGGTTTTGGGTTCCTGGTACTGATTATATCTGGGACTATAAGATGACCGAAGATATGGATAGGGATTCTATTGCTGGAGGGTATAGTCCTGAGACTGAGCTTCCTTGTAAGATAATCATGCCTAATAAGCTTGGCCTTCAAAATATGTCTGACGTTCGTAAGATGATTCCTTTTGAGAAGCAGCTTAACTTAGCGTGGGAGAAATTGCAACAATTTTTGGTTGAGGCGATGCCTCCTGGTATGGCGATTAATCAAAATGCTTTATTGGATGTTGTTGAGGGTGCAGGAGATGGTAAGGCTTTACCTACTGATTGGACTAAACTATATAAGCAAACAGGTAATATAATCTTTACTGATAGGGATGAAGAGGGTAATCCTATAAATATTCCTTTTAAGGAATTGGAGGGTGGAATAAGTTCTAAATTTAAGGAGTTCTTAGGAATTATGGATTACTGTATAAATAAGATGAATGAGGTTATTGGGTTCAATGCTGCTGTTGATGCTAGTACTCCGAGTGCTGATGCTCTTGTAGGAACTAATGAGATGGCTGCAGCGTCTACTTATGATGCACTGCGTCCTTCGTATATGGCTGTTATGAATCTTATTGAGGGTGCTGGTAAGCGTGTAGCGTTGATGGTTCAGGATAGCTTGCGATTGGGTAATAAAGACTTTAAAAATGCATTGGAGGCCTCTATTGGTAAGTCTAATGTTGATGTTCTTTCTAAGGGTCGTGATACACCTCTTAGTACTGCTGCGATAAGTGTAGAGGCTCAGCCTGATGATCAGGAAATGGCTTCTATTGAAAATGCTTTATTGCGTGGTATTCAGGCTGGAACTATTACTACCGGTCAGGAGTTTATGGTTCGTCAACAGATGAAAAAGAATTTCAAGCTTTCTGCTCAGATGCTTTCTTTCTATGAGAAGAAGAATGCTAAGGATAAGCAGAAGGAGGCTATGGAGCTTTCTCAGCAAAATGGTGATGTACAGGTTCAGTCTGCACAGGCTGCTTCTGAGGCTCAGGCTAATTTGGATAATATATTGACAGAGAATAAGATTAGGCTTCTTGATAGGGAGGCTGAGCTTGCTGGTATACAGTCTGATACTGACCACGAGGAGTCTATGGCTCTTCAGGGGTTGAAGAATTCGGGAGGTTTGGCAGAGGCTCAGGTTGGAGCTCAAAAGGCTGTTACTGTGCAGGCGATTGCCAATGACGGTAAGCTAGATGAGAAGGAAATGGAGCACGAGAGTAAGATTAAAACTCAGTCTCATGCTCAGGACCACGAGAAAAAGGATACTAAAGATGATAAGTAATGGCTATAAAGAATGTAGTTTTAGATAAAACGTTTGGGAATGACTTGTCTGGTCAACAGGCTATTGAGGTTATCTTTTCGTTTACTGTTGCTACTTCTGCTGATGAGCCAGATGTCCCTAGGGGGACGTTTAGTGGTCCTACTCATTTTTTAAACTTACAGAATAGGACTCCATATTATAAAGACCCTGCTGGAGATGTTTTTGAGGACAAGTCAACAAGGGCTGTACAGGATGCTTTGTTGTGGAATTATTCGGATAGCGATGTAATTCCTTCGCAGTTTGGAGAATCGTTTATTGCAGGGGAGATTTTAGGAGGGCAAAGGGTTGTTGCTATATTGAGTGGGTTAGTGTATTATTTTGACCCTTCGAATGATAGCTTTATAGGGAGGCAGTTGGGAATGACTGATCATGCTGCCGATGCTACTGCTTTAGTTCGGGTTGTTATGGGTGGGGTTATGGTGAATAGTGGTTGGGGTATTACTCAGAATGCTATCTATTATGCAGGAGCCTTAGGTACGATAACAAGTACAATACCTACGCCTCCAGGTGTTTTTCAGCGGATAGGGATAGCGGTTGATAGCGATACAATGAAATTAGAGTTTAGTGAACCAATAAGTACAATATAAATAAATAAAAATAAAAGACAATGGCTGCAAATAAATATATATCCCTCGTAGCAGGGAAACTAAAAGAAATCTTCGGACAGGTAACGTCTTCAGGTGTTGGAGATGCTGATAAAATTGTTGCGTTAGATGCAACGGGAAAGATAGATATCTCATTGCTTCCTCCTGGTGTTGGTGCTGAGGTAGTTGTTGCAATTTCAAGTGAAAACTTGGGCGCTGGAGATTTTGTTAATATCTACCTTAATGGTGGAGTATCGACTTTACGTAAGGCAGATGCTACCGATACTACTAAGCCTGCTTATGGTTTTGTTATCGCTGGATCTACTTCTCCTGCATCAAATACAATGTACATTTTAGGTGTTAGTAATGCTCTTGTTACGGGGCTGACTATAGGAACGAGATATTTCCTTGATGCGGCTGTTCCTGGAGGTATTGTTGCAACGGCTTTGTCTGCTGCAGGGAATCTTAATCAAGAGATTGGGATTGCTACTACTGCGACAAGTATTTTAACGCATAATAGTGAACCTTCAACTGTTGAGATAGCTTAATGGCAGATTTTAAACCCATAAAATTAGTACTAGGGAAGCTGAAACAGTTTATCTCTACAGATACTGTACCTACGAATAATTTAGGTACGGGAACTGCTAGTGCTACAACTTTTTTGTCGGGGGACCAAACATGGAAGGTTCCTCCACCGCAAAGCGTTCAGAGTTTATACCACTTGCAAAGCGGAGACTCTATTATAGTAGAGGACAGATACGAGTATTTTATAGCATGCAATCTTATATTAGACTCAGGTTCTAGTATTGAAATAGAAAACGGAGGGCGGCTAGTTGTTCATAGTGGAGCTATATTGAATGATGGGGTTTTAATAAATGATGGTATTATAAAAATAGGACTATGAGTAGTATATTAAGCCAAGTAGCAATATCGCAAGCGACCGCCCTAAGTGGATCAACATTAGGAAGGGAAGACATCTTTGTTGATAGTTTAGATGGTAAGTTGAAAATGTACGATGCAACAAATGCATTAGTAACTGTAGGTGGAGGAGGTGGCGCTCCAACGGGGACTGCTGGTGGTGACTTGGGTGGGACATATCCCAATCCC